TTAGGGGTGATAGTAAGTTACGTAAATGAGAAGCGCGAACTGAATGGCAAGCACGATGCCGAGACCGGTATAGACAAGGCGTTGAAGAGAGGAAATAGTCTTGTCGGTATCGTCCTGATATTTGGCTATAGCATTCCTAAGATCGTCGAAGTCTTCCTTACTCACTTTCTCCTGTTCGAGATCGGTGACGCGGGCCGCGACATTGTCTTTGAGTTCTTTTACATCGACGATCACACGATCAAGTTTGGTGCCGAGTTCGGCCTTGAGTGTTAAGAGAAGATCGTGGTCGGACGAATTGCCGGTTTCAATATGGATATTGGGTTGTTGTGCTTCAGACATGGGAAAGGGTCTGGCCCATGCCCCGCGTTCTGCGAGGCATGAAGCCAAACGGTTACAGGGTCAAGAACTGCGCGGCGAGCGAAAGGTCGGAGTCGAAGTAGACCGCGTTCGGAACGACGGTGCTGTCGTCCAGATTGGTCGCGCCTCCGACGAAATTGCCGGTGCCGGTCGGGTTCACGAGGACGAAGCCGATGGGACATTCGCCGTCAAGCGTGGTCGGGAAGACCATTGCGGCGAGCGTCGCGCCTGCGGTGCCCATGTAGACCTTAACGGTGCCTGAGGCGTTGATCGTGAAGACGAAGACGTTAAACGTCCCGTTCACGACGGTGCCGACGAGCGCGGGCAGGTCCGCGGCGGCGAGCTTCACAACAACGGAATCAACCATTGCGTAAAGCGTGTTCGTCATCTTCGCCAAGGGTGAGCTTGCGCCGTGGATGGCGATCGTACCTTTCGCAAGGATCTTGTTGAGCAAGTTCCGTTGGAGCTTATCGAACAAGCCGGAGAGTTCTCCCTCGGTGTTCGGGAAGTTGATAGATTTTGAGCGCATGGAAGTGTGAGATTAGGTTTAGCGACCTTGAAGAAACGATGTCATTCGGGACCGCCTTGCGACGGTCCCTTATGGATCAATGACTATCCAGTGCAGAAGAGTTCTGCGGCAAAAATGAGACGGTTGTCCGTGACTTTCGCTCCGTAGACGTACAAGTCCTTGAAGGCGGTACCGAAGTTACCGATCTGGTCTTCTTCGATTCCGACCGACAATACCTTGTCCGCGAACGTGAGCCAATTGCGGTTCGCTGCGATGCAGTGATAACCGTTCACGTTATCGCCCTGGACGCGGGCCGACTTGATGATCTTGAAGCCCAAGAGTTCGGTCATGAACCCTTTGACAACGAGATTCTCGTAAGCAGCCGGGACGTTCAATGCGATGCCGGTTCCTTGCGGGATATACTGCGCGATCGTCGGGTGAAGGATCAGGAAGCGATCAGTTTCGGGGACTTCCGCGTTGTCGAGGTAGACGCCCAAAGCGATGATCTCCTTCATGATGTTCGTACCCGTGATGGCGACCGGCGTATTCGCCTGGACCGTATACGTAGCGCCCGTGATGACGCCGCCGTCGTAAGTGGTCGTCGGGTCATCATTGACATCGAGCTGGATCACAATCGAGGTGGCGGACGCGTAGGATGCTACGCGATACCACTTCGAATTGCCGGTGGCTTTGAAGCCTTTGCCGACCATCGAAGAGGTAAACGTCGTGCCGGAGCCGGTTACGTTGCCAAGCACGTCGATGGAGACGGTGCCGGTCGTGTAATCAGTCCCGACGCGCTGACCTGCGGCGATGTTCGTGTAGAAGCCAAGGATGAACGCGTCAACGTTCTTCTTGCGCTCCAAGGCGAGCTGTTCCACGACGACGGGCTTCGGTTCCTTGATGTAGGACTTCCACTTGTCGATCGTGTTCTCTTTCCAGTAAAAGGCCCGCTGTTGGGTGAGCGTGAGCTGGCCGTTCACTTCGTTCAACGCGGCGGGGTTGAGGTTCGCGCCCGTGTAGGTCTGCTCGGTGATTTTCTGAATGGTCAGAACGTTCACCTTACTACCTACGGCGTTCACGTCGCCCTCGTAGTCGCGGTTCGTGATGAGGTCATAGACGCTGTTCGCGTACACGAACTTCATCACCTTCGCCGAAAAAGCTTCGGCGATTTTGGTTGCAAATGGAGATGGCATGAGATTGAGATTTGGTTAACCCCAACCGTCGCTGTGTGCCTACTCGTCTATCTCGATGTCGTGAGTCTTGATGTACTGCTCGTATGCTCTGGGATCAGAACTGCGGAGTGCGGCAAGTTGCTCCATCGTAAGACCGGCAGGTTTCGGAGATTCTTTCGGGCCGCCACTGCCTGGCTCTAGGCCGGGGCGCGGCGTTACGGTTTTGGGAGCCTCGGGATTTTTCTGGAGGAAGGCATCGATAAGGAGTTCCATGAGGGTGCCTTTGTACTTGGGTTGCGAAGCGAACTGCCTGAATGCCTGCTCTTTGCCTTGTAAGGCGGAAACGGAGGAGAGTGCGAGTTCGATGCTCGTGTTCCATGCCCGTTCGTTCTGTAACTCTTGCGTCGTTTTCACGGCGGAGGCGGCGAGTTTCTTCGTTATCAAGTTGTCGCGTGCGATCTTCTTTTCAAAATCCGAGAGACTATCCCAATCCGGGAATGCTGCCTTCAGCTCCGAATCGGTTGGTTCTTTTGTCAATTCCTGCTCAGCATCTTCGCGGGCTTTTAACTTCCCTTGAAGAATTTGATTTTCGCGGGTTGATTCTTTGAACTTGGTCTCGTAATCAATCGCGGGAGCTGCTGGCTGCTCCGCCGGTTTTTCCGTCTCCGGCTGGGCTGTTTCCGTCTCCAATGGGAGGTTTGGATCAATATCTGGCATTTGAGTGGTGCCGTCCTGTTTTACAGGGTTTGGCTTAATTTGATTATGCAATGCGCTCGATTTTGCGCAAGGTGTGGGGCTTGGGGATAACTACTTGGCTTTCTTCTCCGGCTTCGTTTCCGCGTGAAGTACCGTTGCGAAGAGTTCCCGCTGGTCCGGCGTCAGATACGACTCGCGGGCGCGGAGAAAGTCCAAATCTGACGGGCGTAGCTCGTGCGGAGCTTTGGAGACAAGTTCGTCGAACAGTTGTTTTGATATTTTGTCCATGATGATGTTGGCTTACGACCTTTATTCGATTCCATACTTTTGTTTCAGCATGGTTTTCAGATTGTCGCGCTCGTTCGTGGGAGTGAGGATGAAGCGGAGAATGGTCGCGAGGATGTCGCCGTACGCTTTGTAGTAGGCGTCTTTTTTGTCAGAGTTCTCATGTTTCCGGAGTTCGACGTTCGCCCGCTCAAGCTCTTGAGGCAAGAATTTCTTGAGGTCGTCAATCGAGACATCGGCCCTGCCGAGGATCTTCGCCCATCGCATCCACGTTGCTTTCTCCTCGGGCTTGAGGTCGTCGATGGATTTGAGGCCGAGTTGTTGGAGGATTTGGTCGAGCATTCTATTTGCAGAATCCAGGGCTTATCGAAGTGTCTACTAGCGCGCTCGATGACGAGTAAACGTACATGAGGGTTGAGGAATTGACAGCATCATAGATTTCGATGCAACCGTGCGAGGCGCTTAATGAGGTTCCCAATAATATCGTTGAGGAAGCTCCGGCACTCTGTATCGTCCCGGTAGCGCTGACATTGCCTTGAACCTTGACCGACCCTCCTGTTCCGGAGATTCCCAATACCCAGTTACCGGAGGCATCCACGGTTCCGACATTAACGCCACCGTTCGTGATTGCTATACCGTTCGCTGCACTGATAGGGAGATCGGAAGTCCAGCTATTCGTGTTGTTGTAATAGCACCCGAGCTGCCCTGGCGCGCCGGAGTTTACATTTTCAGTCGTAAACGCAGAGTTCCCATTCAGGATATTGCAGGTGGTTATTTGATCTGCGGAAGAAGGAACGCGTGCCGCGAACAATGAGACCGTTTGGGAACCTATCTTGTATGCGGTCACTCCATAGAACTGCGCGAGCGTGACCTGGGCAAATTCCGGTGGGTTACCCCCCGCAGTTGTCGCATCATTCAAGAATGCTCCTCCGAGAACGGTAAGGTTTGAAGCGGTGTTTGTGGTTTGGACGATATAGGGATACGAACCCCACGACGCAACGCCAGGGTTCTCCATGTGAACCCCGCTTAGCGTTAGGCTTAGGTTTCCTCCTCCGTCAAAGATCTGGGCATCATCAATTGAGCCGCCGCCGTTGATAAACATGCTCGATATGGAGCTCGTTGCTAGATAGAAGGTATTTGAGGCGGTGTTGTTTGCGCCGTCCACAAAGAAGTCGGAGATGAGATTAATTGATTCCCCGGAATTGCTGACTCCCTCCCCTGTGCCGTCGGCGTAGAAAAGGTATCCTCCATTCCGGCTGATCGAATTCTCAATGTCGATGTTGTAACTATTCGAGGCGTTTTCGATATTCTTGTCGAAGCCCATGACGTTCACACCATTGATGACTGAACCCGCATCGCCATTGGACCCACCGAGCCTAATACCGACGTTCGAGGCTTGCGTGGTCGTTGCTACCAATCCGATAAGCGTAAAGTCTTGCAGTCCTTCGCCTTTTTCGTGAAGGATTCCTGTACCTTGAATTCCATAATTCAATTGGATTGCCGCGGTCGTCGTGTTGTTAAAAGTAAGCTGAGTTCCTCCAGGAGATCCTTCAAGCAACGCACGCTCACCGTTATTTCCGAGATTGATTCCCGTCGTGTAGGTAGCACTAATCGAGGGAAGCATAATCACGACGGAACTCGCAGTGCTGGATGCCGAATTGTACGCATCGTTCACGCACTTCCCCAAGTCGGTATCTGAGGTATTCCAAGGACAGCCTACTGTCGCATAGTTTGAAGGAATAGAGAGGACGGTATTCTGGTTCGAAATGTAAGCAGTAGAAGTGGCGAACGAGTTTTCCACGGTTCCAACTCCGTAGGCCAGTCCGCTTCCTGAATAAGGGATTGTTCCTACGACGTTCGTGATCGCTGCAGTCTGTCCGGTGTTAGCGAACTTCTGCGTCAATCCGCTCCATGAGGCCACATCGTTTGAATCAAGGTCGGTAATGAAATTGGTGGTCGGAACCGCATTGTTATTTATCTCAACCGTATCGCCTTGTGAAATGAAGGTAGCGCCGTTCGTGATGTCTTCGGTCGAAGGGCTGCTTGTAAAGTCGTTCATATAATCGTTTCCGGTTGAAACGAAGACAACGGAACCAACCTGGCCGGTAATCCCTTTTACGAAGTCATACGGCCCCTGTGTAGTGTTGGGATTTTCAAAGTGATTGTCGGTCAAACGCCAGATGTTTGCCGTGCCGCCTGATTGGGTACTGAAAAGCTGACAATCATCAATGCTGTTGTTGTCGAAGGTCCATTGCACGTTGCCGGACATCTGGACATACACGCAAAATTGCGAGATAGAACTCGCGGAACTCGTTGCCGCATTTGAGTCGGCAAGGATGGAATTGGATACGCGATTGTTCTCCCCCACGGCGCCCGATGCCGTTGGAGAATAAATATCCATGCCGTTTTTCTGTATAACGCTATTGGTAACGTTCAGGAGGGAAATATTATTCCCAAGCTGAAGTCCTTTACCCCACCCGCTTAGATTTACTCCATTCATATTGAATCCTGTCGCGCCGTTAGCTCCTCCGAGGAATACGCCGACAGTTGAGGTCGTGTTCGACGCGCTCGTAGAAGAACCGATTCCGCCAATTCCAGCAGGACCAACGAGCGAAAGGTCGGAGAGGCCGATACCCGCGCTCGAATAGTTATTTACATTGTAGGTAAACCCGATACCGGTCGAGGACGTGTATTGGAGCGTTGTACCTCCTGCGGAATAGAATCCCCCTCCAGCAGCGCCTTCGAGGAGAGCTGTCTTTCCGGCAGTGCCGAAGACAATAGGCGTCGAATAGAGATAGGTGCCGGGCGAAACAACGATTGTGCCGCCGGCGGAAGGAAGCGCCGCATAAGCGTTGTTGATTTTTGCCCCCATGTCTGCGCCTGGAAACTGGTCTGCGTAAAGAGTGCCTTCGATGTTGATCGCGTTCGTGGTGGTAGCAAACGTCTGTGGTGCAGTGAAGGTATTTGCCGTTGTGGTCGAAATTCCACCTGCACATCCTGCGCCGGTACAAGTTCCTGAAATGTTCAGGTTGTTGAACGCTCCGTTGACGGTTGATGAGCCAATCGTCGTCGAGCCGACGTTGCCGATCGGATAGATATTATTTCCTACTTTGGTGAAATAGTTCGGGCTGAATACCTGTCCGTGCGCAACGCCGATAAATGCAATCGTGGCGATAATCGCCGGGAGTACATACTTAAAAAGCTTTTTCATATTAGGAGAGCCAGGTATAAGAAACGCCGTCACCCGAATTCACGGCGTCTAGCCAGACCTTTGAAAGATCGTCGATCGGAATGTCAACCGATTGTCCCTGCACAAGCGGCGTTCCGCTTCGTGTTGCGCCGAGGGCTGCGACAACCGTAGCGCCGCCGTAGACAATCTCTCCGGCGTTGCCTTCGAGGGCGGTTACGGTGAGTTTGCCGCACGGCGTAGACACGGGATTAAGCTGGACGCGTTGGCCAGCCGTGGTGACGGTGGCTTTGCTGTCCTGAAGTTTTGTGAATGGTGTTTGCATTTGGGTGGTGGTTAGTTTTTATACTGCGACGGGCTGGGGAAGTTTTGCGGGAATCTGGATCGGGGTTCGACCTGCGGGGTTCGGTGGTTGTCCTGGCGGTGCGTCGGGAACTCCGGGAAGCATGGGTTTCGGCTGGTCTTCGTACGCCATGACTTCCTTCATTTCCTCCGGCGTGAGGTCGAGCCAATCAAGCGTCTTTTCCTTGAAGATGTTCTGGAGCGGGACGTTCTGGGGGAACTGCGCGGTCGCGACCTGGAGTTTCTGGATCATCTGCAGAGCGTCCGATTCTTTGTCGGCTTTTGAACCGACTTTAACCTTGTAGCCGTCTTTCGAGTAGGTGTTCTTGAGATTTAGAGTCTTCGGGTAATACTTGCCGGACGGCCCTTTCTTGTGCAGCCGCGGTGCTTCCATGCTGTCGCCGTTTGCCATGACCAAGGCGACGAAGAGGTTGCCGATGTCCTCCCAATACCGCTTGTGGTATTTCGAAACATTCTTGGCGCGCGCTTCCGCTTTCTGGGCGAGAAGTTGCAATTCTTGCGCGGTCTGTTGTGCGCCGCCGTTGTTCGGATCGGGATCGCCGGACTCAAGCGCTGTCGCGCCTGAAACACCCTGGATTTCTTCGTCGATGAAGTTGAGTTCGTTAAACACATCCTCCATTTCTGGAATTGCAACGTTCTGGAGAAGGTCAGAGGGTTTGCCGGGAAGCGGATAGAAACCGAACGGTGCGGGATCGTAGCCTGCCGGCGTCCAGCCTTCTTTCGCGGTCGAATCATAGAAATTCATCCCGTAGTTCACGAGCGTGCCGTTCTCGACTTTCTGGCTCCATCGCGCGTTCGCGACGAGGTTCAAGCCTCTTACCGAATCTGCGCCGCCGTCGCTATAGATATCCGTTCGTTCAACGTCTCCAGCCCACGAAGCCCAGGTGAACTTGTTGATACCTAAAATCTCTTCTAAAGGCTTCTGCATGATGATTTGGTTCGCATTCGCCGTCACGACAACTACAACGACTTCACGCTTTTCGTCGGGGTCCCATACCTTCACCTGCATCTCGTTCAACTCGACATAGGTTTCGCCGAGGATCGGGTTCAAGACATCCGGTACGCCCATATCGAGCATCCGCTGTGAGCGGTCGGCAACGATCAGCGCGTTCTGTCCTGCCTGGATCAACCCTGCTTCGGTCGCAAAGAACTTACGAAGCTCCATGATCGCCGCTTTGTCATACAGTGGATTTAGTTCCAATTGCGAGATCGAGCGGTAAATGCCGACGTGGGTGATGCGCTTCGCGGTGTGGATGTCCCACGGGTTCACATAGCGGTCAACGAGAACATCGAACCAGTCGATGACTTCTATGTGGAACCAGCCGTCGAGAATGTTCACTTTCATCCATGAGCGGCCATATAACCATTCTTGCTTGCGGTCCAGTTCTTCGAGGATGTCGATCTTCAGCCGGTCAACGCACTCTTCCCAATACGCATTGAGGAAAAGCTCGCCCTGCTTGTCGTTGGATTTGTTCTCGTAATAGTTATCAACCGGCCAATTCGTCTGGGTGAGGTAAGTCTTGAGCGTCTTCTTCATGTACGGCACGTTCACGCTCTGGCGCTGGGTCAGACGATTAATGATGACCGTGTCGCGGTAAAGCTCGTAGTTGCTTGTGACCTGCGTATGCCGGCGCTCGCGCCAAAAACGATCGGCGATGAGATTCTTTGAGATTTGGTCGATGGTGAGTTGTGGAACCATGAAGCGGGGCCATCGACCTTGGCTTTGCTTTCAGTGTAGGGCGTTCAGGGAAGAGTGCAAGGGCTGGGGCTGGGGCTGGGGATGGGGATGGGGATGGGGATGGCTTAACCCATTAGGTACACCGAGAAATAATAATGTTGCTGGTTCATTGAGTTGGATTATTGTTGCATTATGAGGTTGTTTATGGTTCCTCCTGAACAATCCCAGATTGATATGGCGTTCAATCTGGCTGAACATATCGCCGTGCGGGTTTACATTGTCTACGCGTTGGTGAGAGATCTTTTGAAATTGCGTGCTAAGCCGCCATTCCCGGATACGGCTTCACAAGGCCCGTCGTTGGTCTCGGGATTGAACCAACCGTCTTCAGCATGGAAACGAGCGCATAGCGGATCGCATCCATCGAATGACTGAAGGCGTGATTCGGTTCATTGACACTGTTGCCTTCCTTGTCCATGATCCATGCGTAGTGCTTGTATTCGCGGAGGATGTCGGTTGATCTTCGCGTCACCGATATGCGCTGGTCCTGCACGAGCTGGATGCCGTTATTGACTGAGTCCTTGCCCTTTTCAGCGCCGACGATGTTGATGCCGTAGCCTTTAATCTCATCGATCGACTTCGGTTCGGCTGAATCGGCAATGACGAGAGCGCGGGGCAGGTTCTTCAATGTGTCGGCGATCTGCTTATTGCTCATCCCTTTCTGGTAGAGCATCTGGTCGAGGATGAATCCGCCGTTATAGCGGTAGACTGCGACAAGCGAACTGGGATCGTTTGAATAGCCGAAATCAAGCCCGTAGCGTTCCAATCGTGCTTCGTGAGGAATCGCATCAATCTCTGCCCAATTGCCGTAAATGCGGCCTTGTACGACCTCTGGAACATAGCCCCGCACCATCGTCCAGTAGTGAGCAGGCTTAGAAAGCCGGTATGCTTCGTAGTTCTCTATCGTTTGCACCGAGAGATTGGAGCGGTTATCTTTGTACGATGTCCAGATGAATATGGCGTTCTTGATGTCGGGCTTGAGCTTTGGGATATAGAATCCGGGCGCTTCGCTGTCTGAAATATCGAACCATCGGTTGATGATCCAATGGTCGCGAGGTGGCGGGTTCAAAAGAAAGATGATCGCGATATCGCCCTTCAACGTGCGGAGCGAATCGTCGAGCTGCATGAAATCTTCTTCGGGAATTTCATCGGCCTCTTCGATGATGACGCAGTTGTAATTGGCTAATGACTTGAGTTTTGCGGTTTGGTCTCCCGATGACTTCTTGAAACCGACGGCATTGATGGAATTGAGGCCATATTTGATGGTCATCGTGCTGTCGTTTACGTCAAGCGCGTCGAAAATGCCGGTCTCGGTAGCACGGTCGGTGATTTCCCGGTAGATGGAATTGCGGATATCTCCGAGGATGTAGCGCATGATCGCGCACCGGAAGTACCCGCTGGCCGTGAGGTTCGCTACTGCGTACTGGGAAGCAACGGTAGATCGGCCGCCGCCGCGACCGCCCATGAGGAAGAAATAGCGCGGATGTTCCTTGAAAAGCGGGGCATAGCGCCTATTAACGCTCTGCTCCATTGAAATCTTTGAAGACGATGGTGTTGCCCTTTATAGCTTTGCCGTCGCTCGTGAGATCGATCTTGTCGCCGAATTTCTTGGGAAGAACTTTGGAGAGATACCACTTGCGGGTGTCTACGCGGAGCTTGGAGCGGTTGGTGACTTCACGATCTTCGACGTTGTAGGCTTCTTTACCTTTGACGATTGTCATGTAATCGTTTGAGCCGTCGTCGGAAATTTCAAGGATTTCCTCGAACATGAGCTCAGCTTGGCTTGCACGCGCACGCGCGTAATGCTCCGAGAATATTTTCTTTTCAGGGTCTTCTTCATCCAAAAGCCACAGAAACACACTCGAAGCGGCTGGCATCCCCTCCTCGTTACAAATAGAGCGCAAACTCTCGCCTTGTGCAATTCTGAGGCAAATCGTGTCTCCTAGCTCTTTTGTGAATGTGGTAGGGCGTCCTGCAGGCATTTACTTGGTGAATTGAAATGTTTGTGCTTCGTGCAGGACAACGCGGGCGAAATCGGGGTCTTCGGTCGCCCGGATCGTGAAAAGGAGAATCTTCACTCCGTGCTTCAGCTTCTTGGTGCGCTTGTTGTAGTCCTTCGGCCGGCACACGACGTAATGCTTGTCGGTGCATCCTGGTTTGCAGGGATCGCAGGGAATCTCGGTGTCGTCGAGTTCCATGACAAGATTTGGTTTCAAAGCGGGGGGCATTGCTTGTGGTGGGTGTATCTTCAGCATACAATTCCGGGCGAGAACGTCAACGGGAGGGATATATGTCCTTGGAGAACGTAAATGTCGAGCCCCGCCGTGCCAAACTAATGATGTACGGCCAGAGAGCGGTCACGAAGCTGCTCCTGGTGGTAAGCATCGGCGTTCTGCTGGTCGGTAGCCTGTTCGGCATTCTGGGAGTGATCCTTGTTTATAAGGGCGCAACGGGAACGTCACATTTCAGTTTATTTGGACAGACGGTCGAGACGGCGAGCGTCGGTGTAGCATCGCTCTTTATCGGTGCCGTAGTTGTCGTGATCTTAATACGCCAAGTAATGAAAACAGTTCACGAGTTCAGTTTGCGAAAATATTGATTAGATTTTTTGTCCGCAATCCCAGCAAAAGCCCATAAAAGGGAGGCCGTGTCCTAAGATTAAACATTGGAGTCTGTTCCACCACGTTCTAGTTTTCATTTTCTTTCTGGGTTTTGCTGCACCTGCCTTACCGGAAAATCTACCACAAGGTTGAAAATCCGCTCCCACACAAACTCCGGCATCCACCGGGGTTTTTTCTTGGTCATAGCTTTTGCCATAGCAACGATGAACTCGGGATCTTCGATCACGCTTCTGACTGCCATATTAAGCTTGTGCTTCCGGTCGTATTTGCGGCTCATTGCAGTTCGGTCAGATGAGATTTTATATAGTCGGCAAATCCTATCGGGCCGGTCAATGTCGCCTTAACGCAGGTGGTCGAAGCTCCGAGAACGCCTTCATCCAGGCCGTATGGACCTGACGGTACAATTTTAAGAACCTTTACACCTTTTTCCTTGGCGAGCATTCGGACGAGCGTCATGATCCGCACGGCTTCTTCGGAGGAGCGCACCTGGTAATAAAGGGCGGTAGTTCTCATAGGCGCATAAGGATTTCGACAACCACAAAGGCCTCAAGGAATACGAGGAAGAGTATGGAAAGGAGTCTGAGGGAGGATTTGAAGCGTTTGGAGGACATTCCTTACAGCATATAATGGCGGCGCGAGTAGTCAAGAGGGAGGGCAGATGCAGGTATTAAATCAAATAGCGTGGTTTCCAATAATGGTCGGGGTCATTCTTGGTGGCTTGTTGTCGATTCCGCTTCAGATCGGAACAGCCCTGCTATTCCCGCGTGTACAGCGTTGGCTCGATGATAGAGGGAAAACTCGGGCCTTCAAGAAGTCAAACGAGATGCGGAAGCAGTATGAGGAAGCCTACTACTTCTTTACCTATCCCCACAGGATGACACAATATTTCTTAAATCGAGGGCTTGAACTTTTGCGTTTGAGTGTTTTCTTCGTTTTGACTATAGCGTGGTTTGTTCTCACGCCCGTCCCTGGCACGAGAGGGGTATGGAGCATGCTGTCGGCGCTTATTCCAAGTGGAGTAACGTTATTCTTGATTTTCACGATCTCTCAATCGGTAAACAATCTGCATGAGATTTACTACCGTGTTGAGTTTTGGGGAGAATACAAGCGAAAGGCGCTGGTTGAAATGCCAGAGCTCGCAGAGATTTCAAAAGATGAGAGGCCTGCCGTCACCACTTAGCTTGACTTCAACTCCTGCTGAAGCGCGATTTCTGCTTTCACCCAATCGTTTGCGCTCATCGGATAAATCTTCCGGTCGGCGATCACGCGTTGAAGCCACGCCCAGCGTTCTTCCCCGATGTGCCGGCGAATTAAGTCCCAATAAAGCGCCCCGTTCTGCTGTTTGAAATATCCGTGGTGGCGCTGGCAGAGGCACACGATATTTCTCATGTCTCCATAACTCACATTCCGCTCCCGCGTATTCAAATGCTCTGCCTGGAGGATGAGGACACCCGATTTCGAGCCGTACCAGTGATTCCGCGATGTCCTTATCACCAAAATTGAGGGCGATCTTTTCGGAGTCGTCGCCTGAGACCCTGAACGCGAAGATATGCGAGGTGTTTCCGACGCTATCCGGTCGTTGAAAATCTTCCGTTCCTCATCGCGCATTTGCTGGGTGGTCTGGGTTGCGAAAAGGTAGTGGATGCCGAACTTTCGTCCTTCGGCCAACATACTTTCAAAATCTATCCCGTCCGTGAAATTGTGGACCTCGTCCACGACGACAAGGAACTGATTGCCGCGCTTTTTTCTTCTGAACGAGGCAAGGTTGATTTTCGAGAGGATGAGTGAGCCGAGAACTTTCGCCGGCCGCTCCCCGATCAAACCTTTCGGAATTCGGCAAAGCAGGATCTTCTTTCGGTCCATGATGCTGTTGAAACTCAGGTGTCCGGGTCTGGGAAAGGAACTCTCTTAATCCCGGTCGCAAAAGCTCCTCGATCTTGTTCAGGGGGTGGGAGAAATTTCTTGCTCGTTCCTGCGGCTTCAGGTCCTCAAAATACTGCTTATAGAAATCTTGTACGAGAGGATTCTTGCTTTTTCCTAGAAGGTCTTTTGCATAGGCATCGCGGGCGAGGATTTTGTATATGGAAATGATGCTCGGATGTTTTTCAACCTCAAGCGCGGCATCGGTTGCCCCTCGAAGGATATGGGCGGTCTCCGGTCCCCAGCCACGTCCTGAATGGGCCTCCATGAGGCTCATAAACGCTTGTATAGCCTTTTCTTTGTCCGGGTGGTCGAATATACCAAGGTCGGGGGCGCGGTCGCTTTCCGGGTCGATGTAGACGATCTCTTTAAGCTGGTATTCGGGGATGTAATTCAGGATGTCGAAGATGAGGTCGCCGTGAGGGTCTATCACGGCCACACCCATATTGTTCCTGATTGCCTCGACGATGATGTTGCGGAGAAGTGTGGATTTGCCGGTGCCGGATTTTCCTAGAAGCCAGCCATGCCGAAACTGCCTACGGTCGAGGTCGATGCTGAAGGTCTTTTCACTGAGGCTAGTGAGGGTTATCCCGAGGTCGATGTTCATTTTCTAAGGGCTGGCAGAGAGCTTTAAGGCGTAGCTCGTAGGCCGTGCGTTGCAGCGCCAGCTCCTCCCTGCAAAATCTGCCAGCTCTCAGAGAACGAAGCCCAAGATCCCGCGCTCTCCGCTGCCCTTCACCAGAGCAGGGGGAGCGCAGAAGCAGTGGGCGTCCCGCGCTTTCGCGCGATTGCTTTAATCGTAGCAACTGCGGGGGGAAATGGAAGCTGTTAACATGTCTGTATGGCCGGTGATTTGGTTTTCAGTGATGGACAGAGACTCGACCAAAGTGATCTTTTCCCAAAGGCAGAGCATTTTGTTTCGACACGTCGCCTTGTGGTGCACAGGCAAAACTCGACGACGATGGAAATTCAGAACGCGACGGACTACGATTTGGGACTTCTAGACCAGAACGGCGTGATAGTGTCGAAACTGCCGTAA